TCTTTCATTCAACTTGTTTCTAGTTCTTACGATTGTCTCAAGTAGTCTGTCTGCGGCGAATTGGTCTTTTACTTTATCTTCTAGAATGATACGATACAGTCGATTTTCTTTTCCAAGGTCGGTTGATTCGGTGAAATACTTACGAAGAATACGATTTGCGGTAGATTCTTCTTTTCCGGCAAGAATGTCGGCGGTAACTTGACGAACGAGTAGTTCGAACAAAATTCCGGCGTTTTTAAACTTGGAATGCTTGAGTTTCTTCATACAATTTTAATTATAAATATATTATAGCTAGATAAAAACGACAGATTATATAGGTTTATCTTCCGAAATGATATTAGACTCGTCCAATAGCGATCTTTTTTCGGTTATTACGGTTTTGGATTGGGTGTTATACCTTTTCTTTAAGGTACTTGTTATACTCTTCAAATCTTCTTCCAAAGACAACGAGGATCCTCTATATGTATGTCGAATAGAACGGTCGGATTTAGACTTTTCTTTGTTTTCTTTAGCTCCAAGCGGGTCTTCTCCCCAGTTTTTTTCACTTCTGGACGTATATTTCTCTTTATTTCCCGTTTGGTCACGCTTTCCACGGTCACGATCTTTTTGAGTTTCTTCTTCTAATGGAGGCAGTTCACCGGCATCTCCGCCGCCAGCGTCGGCACCGGCATCAGCTCCACCACCAGCATCCATCTCGTCGCCACCACCCCCGCCGAGGTCCGACATTCCTCCACCCAAATCTTCTGGAGCAGCGTCGCCGCCAACCTTTTGATTGCTTGTTGCCGGATCATTACCCTCATCTTTAATTTGCTGACGACGCCATTCTTGCTTCTTGTCCTTGATAACATCGTCTTCAATGCCTTCAATGTCGTCCGATGACATATTAAATATCTTATTATATATCCACTTGCGACTAAACATCTCAGAGTCCATCATATCCGATGCAACGGTCATCTTGTCTTGCCATATCGCGATCTTCTCTTGTTCAAATATTGTGGACGGGTTGCTTAATTCCAATTCAAAATCGACTAGTGATGCGTCTTGGTATCCTTGTACATATAAGTGGACAATGGCGATCTTTGTTAATTCAGAAACTAGAATGCGTTGAATGCGACCAATGGTTCTACTAAAACGAACATCTTCTGCCGCCAAGGTCGCTTTTCCAGAAATGGTTTCATCGTAACCCAAGAAAGCTTTTGGAATCTTGAGCGCGGCCATCATTTTGTTGCGAACATACTCCAAGTCTTCGATACCGGTAAAATCCATGCCTGGTAATGTATCAATCTTGGTGCCGCTATCGCCGCCGCGAACTGGTAGATAAAAATCTTCCACCATATTATTTAAATTAAATCGTAGATTATAGTCTCCAGTTCTTTCGTCGATGTAAGGAACTTTCTTTACTTGAGAGATTACCTTTTGCATTGCGCCGTCGATCTCCGACGGCGCTAGATTGCCAACGTCGATGGAAAAGATACGTTTTTCCGGCGCTCTCATGATACGGTGAATTAACATCGCGTCTTCCATCAAACTCAGTTGTTTCCACACACGACGTGCTGGTTCAATCATGCTCTTGCCATATGGCAAAAAGTTACTATCACTCAGCAAACGAAAGTGTGCTATTTCGAAATTTTCATATTCCATTCCGCCGCCCAATCCGTCATGTTGGAATTTTACATAATTGATATTCTTTGGATCCGAACCTTCTACACGAGTAAGCTCATATGGGCTGATTGGATGTACTAGGTATACACCATATTCCGGTGACACTTCCAATCTTAAAAAGAAATCTCCATACTTGCACATGTTGCGCGTCCATGACCACAAATTGAATTCAATGTTTAAAATATCATTGAACAAATTTTCCAGAATCTTCTTGATGTTCTCATTCTGAGAACGAATGGTCAACACATGACCAAATTCGCTTGGGACTAAACACTCATCTGCATAAATGTCGAGTGCACTTGCAATAATTGGATCCATGTCCATCACGTCGTAATCTCGGAACAACTCAAGTCGAGCGGCTTGATATGCCATCGACATGTCTCGATTATGTAGATTATAAGTCGAACTTCTTAAACGATTGAAACGATCACGCAAACTATTTCTGTCTGTTGCGTATTGAATTTCATCCGTATCTACAACCTTTATCTTTTTACCGCCCACATTACGAACGATAACGTCCGTAGAAAACATCTTCTTCAGTCTATTAAATAAGTCTTTTGAATCAGCCATAAGTTTGTCTGTATATATATGAAGCGGTTACTATATAAATATATAATTGGACTATTTTTATCTAGATAATAAAGATTAACGTTAAAACTATTATATTAACCACCGAAGATCCATTTTATCACCACCCCGAATCTGCATTTTCCACGAGTCCTGTGGTATGCCATATACGTTGTTTGATTGTTGTGTCATAAGTGGCTTAAAATTACTTTTGATGGCGTCGCTTGACGACGACCCCACCTTACCCAATATGGTTTTCATTATACTATCGCTGTCTTTGCGTAATCGCAATGCCACGTCTCTAATCCACAGCGCTATTCCCATGGCTATAACCAAGTCGTCATTATAACCTTGCATAGCCTCTGCCTTGGACGATGTACCCGAAGATTTCCATATAAAAACGTTTAGTTCCTCGATTAGTCTTTTGCTGTGTATAATAACTTCTTTATTTCTTATATAACTTTCAAGTTTTGATATAACAAGCGGTCTAGTCTTGTTAGACGTGGTAAACCCAGGCGTCATCTTTTTTTCCAAACTGTTGATTTTGTTCGTCATTTGATTTTCTACATCAACATACTGTAGATCAGAAGAACTATAAAAAAGATTTGGATAGTTTGAATCCAACACTTCTTGTATCACCGCCCAACCAACGTTTGCATTTTCTATGACCAACAACGCGGAATTGTATTCGGTTGACATCGTCATCAGTGCTCTTGCATAATCTTTGGTTGGCAATTTACCTTTGTACTCGGCAACTTGTTCCATCGTTTCAATATCAAGAATCTGCGCGGCTGAAAAATCTTGGGCATCTCCGCGTGCAACGTCGGCAGAAACCATGTATGATCTGCCCGGTTCTGGATATTTGTATATCCAATATCCTTTATCTATTCCACGTTTTTCTATTGGTTCCAACACATGAGTTTTTGCATACCAGTCGAGAACTGGAATATCAATAACCGTATTACCGGATGTACTGAATTCACAATCGCATTCTTGTGCCGCGCCCTTTTCTCCAGATAGCTTTGTTTGTTCATCGCGCCATTTCTGATCTCGCTCCGGATGCATGTGCCACGGAAGACTAATACGATTCATGTCGTTTAATCCTTGTTCAGATTCGGTCCACAATTTATGAAAGAAATTACCTACACCGTTTGGTGTAGATAGAATAATAGCCTTACCACCAGTGGACAATGTGTACTGTGCAGACAACCAGATTTCTTCAATACCATCGATGAATGCGGCTTCGTCTATGATTAGTAGAGATAGCGCAGAAGAACGACCGGATGTACCGGCAGAAGATGCCGCTTTAATTTCCGACCCATTCTTTAACTTCAGAGACAATCGATTGTCTTCGACAGCCGGAACTTTCAACCAGCTTGGAAGATTATCATTGGCAAAACGAACTTTGGTTACAATCGCTTTGGATGTTTCTTGCGTAATACTCAAACACAATATTTGCTTGTCGCTGTGAAACGTCATCAGCCACATCGAATAGCCAGCGACGAGGGTAGTGATACCCATTTGACGAGATTTTAAAATAATATTTTGGTTGTGCTTAACGAAATCTTCAAGTGCAAGATCTTGGAACGGATATGTCAAGAAAGGCAAAGTTCCACGTGTAGGATGTTGAATCTTGACATACTTCTTCATGAAGTATATTGGATCTTTAAGACACTTCGAGTATTCTAACTTGATTATATCTTTTAAATTTTGAGTAGTTGCCATATTATGCTTCTCCCAATTCGTCGTATCTCAAATACAATGGAGACGTATGATCAATAAACAAAACATCCGGTATATCTTCATGTACATCCTCGCGGAACTGCCGAGCTGATATGTCGAGTATTTTTCCTTCTACACTAACCCAGTCGTGACTCACTTTATATTCATCTCCAGAAAACTCATCGCATTCCATATACTTCTCGGCATTTGGTTCATCCAACGCAAATTCTCCCATTACATGCGTTGCGTTTATTTTGTATTTTGTCAATTCTTCGGTCAAATCTTTAGCCATAACCCCACAATACCCAAACGCATTTGGATATTTGCGATTAACTCTTTCTGCAATCGCCAGTATTATATTATTTTGTGGCAAGAACTTTGTTAATTTCTGCATCTGTTTTCTTCAGTTCTTTTTGAGCCGATTTTATTTTCTTTAAGCATGTGACAAAATCTTTGTTTATTTTTTTAATCAGGTCGTCACGAGCTTCATTAGACCATTCTTCTACCATACCATTTGAATTGGCATATGTAAGGGTTTTGGAATCTTCACTTGCCAAGTAATCTTTGCTTTCTTTTAGTTTCTGCCGAATATCATTCAAATAAGATATTTCGTTCTCAATTAACTTTTTGGTCTCATACAATTTAAATTTGCCGTTGATTCTGAGGTTCGTTTCCTCCTCGACCAAACAATCCAAGCACTTATTTGTTTTAAAAAACATCTTACGATCTTGTTTAGTCCCCCATCGGATTTCACAGTTGCACGATGTGCATTTTTGGTTCATCTCGGTGCGGACAATATCCATAACTTTAGTAACAGTTTGTGCACCATTCTCTTTTTGAATCCATTGTTTTCCAAGATGATCCGTCCAAGTTTCTCCGACTTGGCGGATGATATATTTGTCTTTATCACCAGTATATCCGACTTGTAAGAATGGTCGTTCGCCCTTGAGCATTTTACCAACCATCTCTATATTTGACATGTTTTGACCGTGCTTCATAATATTTTAGTTATAACCTTTCCTATATATATGAACTCCGGTGGAGTTTTATACCAAAACTACTTTATTTTATCTGTAATTAGAGAGTAATACCGTCGATATCAACGAAAACATGTTGATTCAACGGAAGATATGACTTGTTGTATATAAAGTTGTATGAACCGACTCCATATGCCAGTTTGTTGTTGCCGTCATATAACTCCGCTTCTATCTCAAATAGCTCGTTCTTCAATGTATTTTTTATAGGAATACTTACGGAAAAAGTGTCAACCGAATATGCGAGTGAGTCATATGGCTTTATAGAAATATCCGAAATGTTCCATCCACCGGAAACCGGCACAAGTATGATAGTTCCAAATTTTGTACTTGATACAAAGAATTGATTGGTGTAATTTCTGTCGGCACCAAAATTGTAATCTTCTCCAATATAGCCTATCTGAGTTCTCTCATCCCCACTCAAGAAATATACATACATCGCGGATAAGTCGCTATTATTCGCCGTAGACTTAACATTCATAGAGAACTGGTATAGAGAACTCCCATTTAATTTTATGGGATTGCTGTTATGCGCCGACCCATTTATTAAATTCTCCTGCGAACTTGCATATGGAGTTAACACCGACGGTGTAGAAAATGAAGAGGATGGATATGCAAGTTTGTTGTTGAAAGCCCCATTAGTTGCGTACCAATACGATTCACTCACAATCGTTGGGTACACGTATGTGGCGGATCGAGATGATTCAATTGTGTTATCTTTGAAAATTACATAGTCCGTCTTGCTAGAATTGTATGAGTGCGAAATAATTGCGCCGTCAATTAAAACGTCGCTGCTCTGTGAAAAATTCAAAGATCCTCCGCTTGTCACCCAGTATTTTGCCAAATGTTGAGACGAATAAAATTTACCGGCGACCTCCGTCAATCCGTTATCAAACCCAGAACCGCGTACTAATTCGTTAGATTCAATTTTTCCCTCGGACATTAAAACTTTGGACTGCGGGTAACTTAAACTTCTACCGTATATTTTATAAGAATTTACTTTCCCACACAGTGCTCTTAGCTTAGTAAAGTCTAATTCCAAAACAGACCTGTAAACCTGTGGATTTTTTCTTGGAAGACTGATCGAAATATTTTTATATACTATTTCATATTGGCCAGAATCCAAACTCAAACAATAAAAGTTCTTCTTGTGGTAAGAATTTTGTTTCGCGGGATCATCCGACACAACATATCCGTGTATATTTGTTAAATTATTCTTAGCATATTCGGAATCTTGGTTGGTCAATCCTATAATCTCAGACACCGTTACAAATGGTATGTCTAAAAGTAAAGAATTCTTGTTTACGATTTTTTTTATCTTTGCAATAAAGTCCGTGTTCAAACTCCCAACATGTACGAGTTCATAGCCGCCAAAATCGGAATAAACAAATTTTGACACACTTATGGATTTCAGTCGAATTTCTTCACCCGACATAACCGAAGTAAACTCAGTCCCAGAATTTCTGTATATTTGATATACAATGTTGGAAGATTCTATATTATAATCACCATTACTATTGTGTTTTGGTGTAACTGCGGTCGAATAAAAGCTCCCAGATGCAACGCCATATGGCTGAGATGGATATTCTGGAACACTGTATATCTTCGGCGTTGCTATAAACTTTGGATATTCAAAAAATCTAACCGCAGATGTGGTTGATATTGTCGTGTCTATCAGTATCTTTCTTTTCCACGTGACAGTTCCGGTAGGCAATTCACCGGAGGTTGGTGCCGAGATCAACGGAAGTTTTGTCGTGGCCGTGACCTTATATGGAACATTTCTATAATATGCAATTTTGCCATCATAGTTTCCTAGATCCGCCGCTGTAGAAACGATTTCAATGTATCCTATACCGGAATAAGCATCTTCCTCTACCTTGGTGTAGTACGTCATCCCATTCGGCGTAGAATCGCCATACTTGGCGTCCTTTGCCCTAGCCAATTGAGTAAACAACTTTGTCCCATCGGCGGAATACACACTAACGCTGGAAGTTGCGTTTGGTAGTATTCTATCGGTCGGATTTACAACAAAAGAGTTCTTGCCTAAACCAAAAATGCTATCAAAGTTGGTTATAAAAAAGAAATCGTTAGATTGCGGGTCTGTGTCTAGAATATCTGCCATAAGTTATATATACGCTTATGGTATAAATATTCGTTACTTGCTATTATCGACCTTACTAAACCCGTTTTCTTTCTTAATCTCCAGATGCTTGTTGACCATGTCTCGCATTGCATCCAAATGGCTAATGATTATTATGAAGTCAAAATTAGTCTTCAAGTAGTCAAACAGCGAATGTATCATTGCGATATTGTCCGCGTCTAGTGCACCAAAGCCTTCATCCACAATCAAGAACGGTGCGCGTGGTAGGTTACTGATGTTTATTAGTGCCACACGAAGTGCCAACGAAGAAACAAACCGTTCCATACCAGAGCAAAGTTCTAGAGGCCACTTTTTATCTTCGTATCTTATAAAAACATTCACGTTTTTACCATCGGTTTCAATGCTCATGCTAAACTCCACGATTTGAGACAAAATATTGTTGACTTCGTTTTCAATTCTAGGAACTGCGTCGGATATTATTCTGTATGGAATACCGTCCTTACCAACAGCGTCGGAATAATATTGATATGCTCCATATTCTTCTTCCGCCGCTTCAACTTCGTCAATTCTCTTTTGTAAAGATGCAACTTGGTCGGTAAACGAAACTTTCTTGCTGTATGCAGATGTGTATTCGGATTCTGCCGCTTTTTTACTCTGCGACAAATTATATAACTCGGTAGTAAATTTTTCTATTGCGGATCGTATGATTTTATTTTTTTCTATTACTTCTTTGGATTTTTCATACAGTTCTATTGCCGTTGACAATTCGCTAATACGAGTTGTCGCCTTTTCAATAAGCATCATCGCGTTTGCCTTCTCCAAGTCTTTCTTGAAATATTGCGTCTCGGCAGTCGTCTTCTTGTTCGCGATACCCAAATATTTATCTCTGGACTCGGTGGAGGACTTGAGAGTTGATACTTCGGATGCAAGTGTCTCGATTGAAGTTTTTAATTCCAAAACTTGTTTTTTGTCTTCGATCAACCCTTCGCGTGCAGACATTGCATCTTTTACGAATACATTATCGCAGCAATATTTGCAATTTGGGTCATAGCTATGCGATTCCAAGTGCTTGATCTTTGCCAATTTGTTTGCCACCGAGTCTTTTAATCTATTCAATGCAATTTCTTGCTTGTTTAATAAAGACGATTTTGAACTGTAAGATTTATAATCCGCGTCTAATTTTTCTGGGTTGTATATCAACAATTCTTTTTCGATTGTAACCTTGGATTCCGCCAGCAATTTTAAATCTCTGACGATATTTTCAACGTTGGATTTAGCCGAAACCAACTTGGACTCCAAGTCTAGTTTTTCGGTTTTCAATCTATCGACGTTGGTCGGGACATTATCAACATTGACTATTTTTAATTTTTCGTCATCTATCGATTTCTTCACTCTGTCCATATCAACTTCAAATTTTTCTTTCTGAGAAGACAAATCCGCAATCTTCAATTCCAATACTTCCAATATAGATTGTATATCTAATATTTTTTTGGATGTATCTTCCTTGTTAAAAGCCTTGATTACACCGGACAAGTCTCTCGATTGATCGTTTGAAACCTTATGCAAAGAATCAAATATGTTTAACCCGATGAATTGAGATAACAATTCTTTTCTTTCGGTCTGACCCATTTCGATGAATGAACCTTGGTTGCCTTGTAATGCGAGTGAAGTTAACACAAAATCTTCATAATCACCGAGGTAGTCTCGGATTATTTCATTTGTGCTACGACGAGCTTCACTGTTCAGTGAAATTTGCTCGGAGTTTACTATCTTGTAGAAATTTACATCAACCTTGACGTTGTTCTTCTTGTCACGAGTACCTTTTCTTTCTATGACGTACTCCGTTCCATTGATTTCAAATGTAAATTTACCAGCAAATGTATTCTTCTGCGAATTCATCACATGCACCGCTTTAAAAGCGCGAGAACTCTTGTCAAACGCCGTGAAACACAGAGCATCCATCAACGAGGACTTTCCACTTGCGTTTGCCGCAAACAATCCATACACGTCGGATAACTTTGTGAAATCAACCACGTTGTCTTCCCCGTAGCTGAACATATTGGAGAATTCAAACTTTACTGGCTTCCATCGTATACCTTTGGACGCATTTCCACCGACAACAAGATCATTTATTTTCTTGTTTATGGCTTTTACGGAATTCACTGTATCATCGTCCATGACCTCCGAATACTTGTTCTTTAGATAGTCTTCCAGAAGTTTATTTTGATATTCTACATCAGAAATCTTATTCAGATTTGTCTGAATCTGCGAATTTATCTGCCTCTTGGCGTCATCGCCGTCTACCCGCATGAACACTAGGTCGGATATATTCTTGGAAGTTCTAATTTCCGCAACGATTCGCTTGATATCGGTAGCAACGCTGTCTTTGCATTTCACACGCAGTTTTGGCTTAAGTGGCATCGTTGATATATCAGTAATCAACTTACCGTCATCAATTTCTATCGTAAAATATCCATAGTCATTTTGTATTTCAACGTGCGAGAAAGTTCTCGTTTGAATATCCCAAAACGAAAGACCATGGTTCAACAGGTCTTCGCCGTGGTTTTGTTGAATTAAACTTGACGGAAATCTGAATATGGGAGACTTCTTCTTTCGCAGATGAACCTTGTCGGGTAAAAGTTGATCGTCAATAACTTCCCATTGATCAAAATCCGGTTCTTTAGAGAAAAAGTTATACTCTTCAAGTGTTTGCAGCTTGTCTATATAGAAAGTTTGGGCTTTGTGAATGTCCCCGAGAGCAACGATGTCATGCCCATCGAACAGTATCGGAGATATAATCTTATTTTCGATTATATAACCAATGTCCGTCAATGCACCATGAACACCGCCATGATACAGAGCAATCTTTGTATCGAACTGATTC